ACAAATGTAACGTTTAATGCTGATATTATACAACGCGATATTAGCGATCGGATTGAACTACATGTATATCTTGACCAAACATGGATCACTGCAAATCACAATGTTCCTACAGTAGTAAGTATTCCGCAATACTATGATGGTAATAATATTATATCATTTACTACTCAGCCGTTAGCTATTGATTTATATTCACAATTACAAAATCAATTAAATATATCAGCTGGCCAGTTTAGGTTTGTAGTTAACTTTTTTAAAAATTTAATTGGAAATTACGATTTACAGTATTTAAAAATTCAAGAAATTTCTCCGGATCGTACAGAGATTGCACTTAAATCTACGGCGCCAAATAATTCTACATATTTGCAAGAAGTAACTAAGTTTATACAAACTGCAAATTTAACTAATTTACGAGCCGAGCCTAAGCAAAAAACATTGTTATTAAATTTTAGCAGAAATAATACTGCTACTATTATCAATGCGGTAGAAGTAAGAGGCATATTATATATTAAATTATACGAACCACTGTCTGAAGATATTTTAGAAGGGTTTAAATGCTGGATTGTCGAGGAACAAAAGCAACCGTATGTAGATAATGTCGTTATAAACCCAGCCGTTACGCTTCCTATAACAAACATTTTATCAGGTCCGAATTGGCAAGCAAATTATTCGTATAATACCTCTGCAGAAACTGGATTTAAAACGTGGACCGATTTATTAGGATCTTCATTATCAACATCTCAACAAATCATCGATGCATATTTTTCGGGAAGTTTGTCTGGGATGAAATTAAATATTGATTATTCAGATTTTAATAATTTTATTTTTTATAGTACAGCAACTGACAGATTAGAAAATTTTAAATATAAATTAGAATTATTAGAGTACTATGCTCAACAAAGTGCATCATTAGCCTCAACAAATGGCACAGCTGCACAAACAGATGCTGCAACATTTCAAACTCAAATAACTAATTTAATTGGAGGATTTGATGGGTTTGAACAATATTTGTATAATCAATCTTCATCAATATTAACAACGTTTACAAATCCATTGGAAACGCCAATTGTTGCTCAATTAACTGGCAGTTATATAACGCCAGCACCTAAATTAAACTCAACATATCCATATATTAATGCACCAACAACTAGTTCTCAGTTTGTTACATGGTATAGTTCATCATATGAATATGCAAATACATACGATACATTTAATATAAATTCTTTATATCGAAATATTCCGGCATATCAAAGAATTGATACTGATAATGTTGATATGATTACATTTGTTAATATGTTAGGACATCATTATGACATATTATATACATACATTAATCATATGTCTCGTATCAATAAACGAGAAGAAAATCCAAAACTTGGTATGCCAAATGACTTGCTATATTCAGTAGCAAAACAATTTGGTTGGAATTTAACTAATGGAAATCAAGACAAAGATCTTTGGCAATATGTATTAGGAACATCAGAAGCTGGAGTACCGTTAACAGGTTCAAATACAGTTGGCGATCCGTCTGTTCCTGCGATGGATATAACATATACCGTATGGCGCAGGATTATCAATAACTTGCCATTACTACTAAAGTCTAAAGGTACTAAACGAAGCGTACAAGCATTATTATCTTGCTATGGTATTCCGCAATCTTTAATTAGTATTAATGAATATGGTGGTCCGCGATTAGAACGAGCACCAATATATGAAAAGTTAAATTTTGATTATGCATTAGATTTAAGTGGTAGTTCAGCTGGTACTGTAACGGTTAATTATTCGCAATCAATAAATGCTGTAGAACTTAGATTTAAAACGGCAGACGTTGTAAAATATCCTACAATACCTAGTACTATGAATTTATTTACAATAGGTTCAAATACAGTAACTTTAAATTTTACTAGCGGAAATAAAGGGGTTGTACAAATAAATGGAACTAGTTCAAATCAAATTGAATTGTTTGATGGTAATTGGCTTAATTTGGTTTTACGAACTAATGGAACTAATTTAGATGTTGTAACCAAGAAATCTAAATATGGATCAATTGTAGCAGCAGCATCTGCATCTGCAACAGCTTCATTTGCAGGATCGGGTACGTTGACATTGGGTGGAACATCTACTGGTGCTAATAGATTAGTTGGACAATTACAAGAACTTAGATTTTGGTCATCTAGCTTAAATGATGAAGCATTTAATAATCATGTTAAAGCTCCTGCTGCATATAATGGAAACATTGATTCTTATGAAGAATTAGTTTTTAGATTGCCGTTAACACAAAATATAAATCATAATTTAACGGGAAGTTTAACCGGAGTTGAGCCGTATCCATCGAATATATCTGCATCATTTTCTGGTTGGTCATTGGCAACACCGTATGATTCAATTGAAGAAACATATTATTATGATGCAATTTCATTAGGTGGTAGTACATTTGATGATAATAAAATACGATTAGAAAATAATGATTTAGTTGGAACTTTGAGTCCTACAAGCAGAGCAGAACGAAGTCAATATGATAAAGCTCCATTGGACAGTAAAAAATTGGGAGTATATTTTTCTCCACAAACAATGATTGATGAAGATATTATTGCACAATTAGGATTTACTAATTTAGATGATTATATCGGCGATCCGGGGAATTCAAATCCATATGGATATCCTGAATTAATTGTTGAGGCTCAAAAATATTGGAAGAAATATACTGATAAAAATGATTTTAATTCGTATATTTCAATGTTTACGTTGTTTGATTTATCATTTTTTAAACAGTTGGAACAATTGTTACCAGCGCGAGTCGAAAAAATTACAGGTGTTTTAGTACAACCGAATATATTAGAACGAAACAAAGATACAATATTACCGATACTACAAAAAACAAATGACACATATAATGCACAGTTGTCTAGTACGTTGCCAACCGCGTCTGCATATTATCTTCAATATACTGGATCAATTGATGGTAAAATAATGACATTGTCAGGAACTGATGATGACCAACTACAAGGTTATTTAACGGCATCGGTTGCTCAAAAATATAATGGTACGACATATAGTTATCAATATTTAACATATACTGGTAGCACATATTATACTAGCTCTACTCCGTATTGGCGTAGTGAAGTTTCATTTCCAGCAATTACATCGAGTGTAATATCAGAATATCGATATACATCTGGTACGGTATCTCCTATAACTAGTTCGGGACCATTAGGTTATTATGGCACTGGCTCGTATGCAACTAGCAGTTATGCAAATTCGGCACCGTTGATATTTACAGGTAGTTTTTCACAAGTACAAGATTATTTACCACGTGGAATTGAAAATCATAGATATGCCGGATGTAAACTTACCGGACCAGGTTTTAATGCCCCTTCGTCTGAATCAGTCGATGGCGGTCCGATTGTACAATGGAGTTTATCAAATCCAAATCAAATAATATATCAGCAACTAGGACAAGAAGGTAATTTAGTCATAACAAACAAAAAAAATCCAGGTAAAAAGTCTACGGGAAAAAGTAGCAATACAAATTAACCATTTTTTTAATATGTAATATTTATAATAAAGGTAAAAATATTATGGGATATTTAGATAATTCTACAATTACAGTTGATGCAATTTTAACTTTAAAAGGTCGTGAACTTTTAGCTCAAGGCGGAAATGCATTTAACATTACACAATTTGCAGTTGGAGATGATGAAGTTGATTATTCATTATGGAATCCAGATCATCCACTTGGTACATCATATTATGGCACTATTATTGAAAATATGCCAATTACAGAAGCTATTCCAGATGAAACGCAGGCATTGAAATATCGATTGATATCATTGCCTAAAAATACTGTATATTTACCTAAAATTAATGTAGGAAATACTACGATAATATTACAAACACCAGGCGCATCTTCAGTTATTGCACCTAATACTGCTAATATTATCAGTGGCAATAGTACATTGGGATATACGGCAATATTATCAGACAACTCAATTGCAGATTTACAAGTATCTCAACCATTG